CATTGTATTCGTGTTAAATCTATTGAGGTCCTCTAGTAACCATTGTACCACAAATCTTCCGCCACTGGCATAAATAAAATACCTTTTCGCATCGCCATCCACAATTTCGCATGATCAATATTTGGATAGGACCATAACATCCACCTTTCCCAATATTCGGTTGAATACCAATCGTCCCAATCCTCACAGGTGCTATTATCAATCATGAGCATACCCCGATGGATTTCGTGTATGTCTGTCTCCAGTCGTAGCGTCTCTGGAACAATAGCACCCTTCTCGATGAGGTGTGTACGCATGCGTTGAGAATCGCGGTGATCTGTGTAATCCTCAACACCAACATGTCCAAAGTTAATGCTTCTCTTGTTGGGGAGAATCACTCTGTACTTGTGAGCTGGGGATAGGCTTGGGCTGAGTACAACGCGCATTATATTGTACCTCATCAATAATTTTATTTCTTCTTTGCGCGTTCAAGAACCACAAACTTAAGATCCGCCTTTTTCACTTGACCACGAGTGAAAGGATTCTTAAACAATACCTGATTTCCATTGGCGTTGAGAGCTTTAGTCATAGACATACGCGCAAGTTGTCGGAAAGATTCGGGAGACAAGTACAATTTGTTAATCTTCACAGCCTTGTCACCAGTCTTGAAGTTTTCATACTTGATTGGGTCAGATGGGAGATTATTCACACTCATCTTTTTCCATGAGATTTTCTTAGTCTTTGCGTTCTCATTTGCATTCTTCTTCATCTGTTTCTCATTTTTTATATAGTTGGATGTATTCGGTCTATTAGTGTTGTTAGCAAAGCTAAGACGACGGCGCACCGGGCTATTCGTGTTTACCCTAAACGTCATCCGTGCGGTTCGCATACGCCTGAGATTGTTGGGGTCAATCGCACGTGGTCTGATTTGACCGATGTTATTTTCATTTGTATTTGAGTTGGCAATACGCAATCTGCGTGCCCCATTATAGTTGTTTGTATCGTAGTTCGAATTATTCATTCGTACCATATTATTATTGGCTGGGTCTCTCATGTTACAATTATTAAAGATTAAAATTGTGAAATGTGTATGAAGACATATACATCCCACGACGGTATTCAAATCAAGGTGGGTGAAAATGCTAAAGACAATGACGCATTGACAATGTCAAGTTACCCCAAAGAGTGGTGGATGCACGCAACTGGATGCCCAGGGTCGCATGTGATTATATGCCACGAGGGGGATACCATCCCCAAAGAAACGAAGAGAGATGCGGCAGTTCTCGCGATACACCACAGCAAAGCCCCAAAGACAAAGATGTCACTTGTTGATATGGTTCGCGTGGATCAAATACATAAATATGCAAACTCTAATCATGGTCAGGTACAACTCATCGGTGACTATGTAACGTTTACAATTTTTATGAATAAGGAGAGACCAAGGTTGGGGAGACTCTTAGGTATAAAGATGTGACGCACATCTATTACAAATGTCCCTCAAGAAAACTGAAGAAGTCACATCCCGTGAGAGTCCAGATGCTATGGACAAGCGCCTGTTTAAAGCCAAGTTGGCTGCGATGGAAAAGGCTATGAAAGGCGAAAAGATTCGCTACAAGTCCAAACGAGACCCCGAGAGATTCTTGGATTTCTTGGAGTATCGATTGAAGATTTGGGAAAAGCTTCAAGATGAGACATTCTACGCGAAGCGAATGTATGAAAAGACGAAGGAAGTCATTGAGGGTCTCAGTTGAGGCTTGAGTAGTGACCGGCAATGTAATACACATCTTCAAAACCCAATTCCTCTAATTTCTCTGCTGCAAATCTGGCCCGTTGTCCAGTGTTGCAGTAGACGAGTAAACCCTTCTTTGGAAGTTCCGTAGTTGTCTTCTTGTTAATTTTATTCACTGGGATGTGAACTGCACCTTTGTAATGTCCAGCTCTATATTCTGCGATTGTACGAACATCGATGACCTTCTTTATCTTTCCTGAACGAATCAACTTATTAGCTTCTTTGGAACTTACGAGATTTCTACCGGAAAAAGTATACACAGCGGCTGCTGCCACTGCACCGATAATGATAGCTGGTAACATTTAGAATATACTTAGATTTTACTTCCTGCCCAATTCATTATCTGTGTGAGTGACCACGAGCTATCAATACTGTGTGGAAGTTCCATTTTCACTAAACCTTTTCTAACCTTTTCAACATTTATACCATTTATAAGTTTTGGTACCTGCACAATGTGATTCAATTTAAACCGTTTACCCTGGGCATTCGTTATTTCCAAAAAATATGGAAAGTTTGTTACAAAGTATTTCCATGAGAGTGTCTTTCTGTTTGAGGGTGGTACATATTTATGAATGAGACCCCATACAACCCGCTTTATGAAAATGAGACGATCCCTTGGATCTTTTGGACCGAGGGGTGTCCCCAATGTATCGTGCATCATGGCTATGAAAGCTTCAATGTAGCAAAAGTGGTGCTGTGATAACTCGTCATATTGTGATATTTCAAAAGACTTTTCAAGAACCTTTAGATTTCTTATGTTAATTTTTGTATTCTTGAGGAGTCGTTTATAGTTTTCCAGGTTTGTTGTGACAAAACCACCCGTTGGTTGAAATGAAGACTGTTTATTCCGTATTATGTATTGAGGTCCATACACTTTACGAAGTTCACTTTTAAATTCACTTCTACCGGCTCCCATTGAATTGAACAATCTAATTGATTTATCATTGTGATTAATTTTAGCGAGCGCATAATGACCATCACCACTTGAATATGTATGTGCGATATGAAGATACTGAACACCATCACGATTATTTGTAGGTTTATTCATATGTGATGTTTTACGACATTGAAACTTGAAGTCGTAGTTAGTCTCCTTTTTTATATCTTTCCCAATCTGCTCAAAAATACCTCGACTTTGAAGAAGTTGCTTGGCAATCTCAGCGGCATCTTCGATAGCCATGAGGTGTCTCGCCGCAAGAGTTGTGTTCATACGACTTTCTATGTAATCATTTGTGTCAATGTCTGACGTTTCCCCCTTTACCCTCAAAAGGCTGTTACGGACATCTCTATTCTTGATAAGTTTAATAGGGGTGAGATTCATATCTTACATATCATTGATATTTTTAAACCAATCGTATGTAAAAGTTTTTATGAATACATTATATTTAAAATTAGTTACCAAACGCGACACCAGCCATGCCATTCTTGATACGGAGGATGTTATAATTGACCGCATACACACGGTGAAGTTGGTTACCACCGGATGGTCTTACAAGGGACAACTTAGCGTTATCAATGCGAGAAAAGTTGAGTGTACCAGTGGGTTGCATTTTGCTCATTGTGAGGCAAAATGGCCACGAGAACGTGGGAAGATCCTCGAGAACGTCATCTGGTAAATCGGTGCAATGCATTTCTGGTACAATGTTGTGGTGGTACACGTTTGATGTTTCTTCGAAAAGAGCGACACCATTAATGTAAAGAGAGGACTTCTCGAATGTGTATTCATCAAACCAGTCGTTACCCGTAGCTTTACCCGAGACCAAGTGAAGAGACTTCACTGGGTGATTGAAATAACTGAGATCAAGTTCGGTATCGGTATTTGTCGCTGGTTGATATTGCGTTTGAGTAATGAGAAGTTCATGCTCCTGTTCAGTGAAAAACTTACGCTCGTCGCTATCCAAATAGATGTAGTTTCCGTACACCTTTGGTCGACTCGTTGGCGTGTAACCATCGCGACACTTAATTCTAATTTCAACTTCGTGGTATTGGAGAGCCACGAGTGGAAGAGACTTGGTCCAATCCTCACCAAAGAAGAATGGAATTACATAGTGGTTACCACCGTGGTTAGTCTTCGCAGTATTGGTAGTGACCGCACACGACGCCTTCGCGGTACTGTCGCGCAAAAGTGGGTTGTGTACACCCTGAATGAAAAGAGAATCAAGTTGGGTCACCTTTTGACCCCCAATCCACAAACTAAATTCAGTTGGACTCGCGGCGTTGTTGGAAAACAAACCAGTGACGCTATCACCATTCAACGCAATGTTCTCGCTCTCGATCCACACATAACTTAACAAATCCCCCTTTGAACGAACTGGGATTGTAATTTCGTTATTGCTCGCAAATGTACCGATGTAGTCCATGCGTTCTGGTTTCATCGCAAAGTTGGTATAACGCTTATAGTTTTGTCGGAAGAAACTGACCTGAGGTTCACCAGTGATATACACATCCTGGGCACCTTTAGATACAAGGTCAATTAAGGCAGCTGACATTTTTACTAATAAAGTATATTAAAATTTTCGTTGGATAATTACACAACACCGACATGGTAGTCTTCCAAGCACTGACTTGGGAAGCAAGGGACGCCGATGACGAACATCTCATTAGTATCTTTGGTAAGACTGAACATGGCAAGTCGGTATGTTTGACAACATCATTCACGCCATACCTTTTTATTAAACTTCCAGCTGGTATAAACGGTCAAAAGATACAACGAATCTATGATATTATAGATCAAAAGTGTCGCGACTCTATTACATCATTCTCGGTTGCAAAATCAAAAGATGTTTGGGGGTTTCAAAACAATGAGGAGTTCCCATTCATGAAACTTAACTTTAAAGATCTTCAAGCCCGGCGCCTTGTCGATTCATTTCTAAGAAAACCCCTGGATAGAACTCCAGATCTCCATGAAATATTTGGGGTACGAAACGTAAAAGTATATGAATCCAATTTGGATCCAATGCTCCGTCTGATGCACCGCACAGGTATTCAATCTACTGGGTGGTTGGACACCGGTGATGCTTGTATTCGATCACATTTGGCAAACGTAGATATTGATCTCTTCTGTAACAACTGGACAACACTCAAACCCGTGGCGAGGGATGATATTGCACCATTTGTCGTCGCCTCTGTAGATATTGAATGTAACAGTTCTACGGGTAAGTTTCCAGACGCGGAGGTCGTCGGTGATGCATGCTTTCAAATTGCGATTTCTCTATGTACATTTGGTTCTGATGAACCATATGATAAGACGTGTCTGTGTTACAAACAAACCGACCCCAATCTGGAGGGGTGTACTATCATAAGTTTCAATACTGAACGAGAAATGTTAGAAGCATTTCAGAAATACATTCAAGAGAAAGAGGTTGATATCATTACGGGGTGGAATATATTTGGATTTGATCTTGAGTATATGTACAAAAGAGCTCGCATCACCCGATGTGACCCAGACTTTTATAATTTGGGGAGACTTCGGGATA